TAAAGTGTAAGATGTCGCTTTGTGGAACGTGTTGTTTAGGCGGTATGCGTGGATCATCAAACGTGATGTTGTAATAAAGACCATTCTGATTGTCCAATCGGTTGAAAGTGACTTGAGACGGTCTCAAATACTCCCACTTCATATCACGGCCGTTGTCGTTACGCCACCGATACGCAAAGGCTTCACCACCCAATAGCATTTGAGCAAAGATAGACTGGTAAAAGTTAAAGCGGTTAGCACTGTTTGACGGATTATCCACGATGCCTTGCATTTGTTTTCGGCTAGTTGTTAGCTTAGCAGTCGCAAGGTCATTAGATAGCTGACTGATAATAGAGAATAGGTCCGAGTTTTTAAGAGCAGTTTCAGCTGAAACCCACTCACTACCATTTAAAGTAGCTAAAAACTCTGGATCAGTGATATCAAAAAAGCCCCCTTGATTACTCGGTGGGCTTTCGGTAGCAATATTAAATATCGGCAATTATTATCACCTCCTTTCTAGCCTTTCTTTGTGGCTAGCTCACTAATTAAACCTGCTAATACGAATGTGATGGTCATGCTAATACCAAACCATACATATCCGAGGTTGTAAGTGGTCAAATTAAGCGAAATCGCAGCTAAAATGAACATCAAAATGTCAAAAATAGCCCAAATCGCCTTAAAAAACTTCAAAATCATGTATTAATACTCCTCTAATAGCCCACTATCTGGGTTTTTCAGCCAATCTAAAACTTGTTGTTGTGTCATTCGTTCAACTAACCAACTCTTATCGTTCGCTATTCCATAATCTTCGAAGTGGTACATGCTTTGCCAAAACGCATCGATAAGAGCGTCCACAACGTCGATTTTATAGGTCGATTTCATTTTGTCGACTTGAATACCGATGTTATCCTCTTTAATTACCGCATTTATCAAGGCTTTTCGCATAATTTCATCATCAAGGCGAGTGATATTGCCTTCAATAAAGAGGGTTTGAAGGAATTTTGTCGGGTCTTTCAATTCGCTTGTGCGTTGTCGAATTGGTGTCAAATTAAAACCTGTATTCATTTCAAGACTTTTTATTATTTTATCAATCATCATAGCGTCATATCCAAAAAACAAAACATCAAGCTGATTATCTTCTACGTACTCACAAAACCAACGGTAGACTTCCTCTGGGTTGATAAGCCCTTGTGGATGGCTTGTAATTGTACAGAAACCCTTTGTTTCCAAGTCTCGATAATTAACGCCGTCTTGTTTTTCTTTGGCCTCTAACGAGCCGGCTTGTTGCCAGGGAATGAAACTGTGTTGTTCGATATGCCATTTCTGACTACCATCTTCAGCAACGTAGGGGTAAACAAAGCCAATAGCCGTATTATCGCTAAACATTGAAGCGTCAAGACCGACATAAACACGTCTACCACGTATATCAAAATCAGAAACGACTGAGCGCTCGATGTCTTCCAAATTCAAGAAGCTATTTTCATCTTGTTCGCCCCATAAGTTCATGTTCTTGATTAAGAAATCGTTTATATTACCAGAAAGCAAGTCTGCATCTCGCTTATCCATAAGCCCTTTCAACAGCGTATCGTGTTCGCTTTCAAGATCTAGTAACGGGTTTGACTTGCTCCATGTTTCAGGCATATAAATCTCATCTATGCTATCTTGCGACCAAACAAGACAAAGCTGAGTATCACCAGCCCTATCGTCACGTTCCATGATGCCTTGCATTGTCCGTTCGTCATGCCTTAATGGTGAAGCGGGGTTAGGGTAGGCTGTGGAAATTTGAATAAATTGACGGTTCGGAATTTTAACCTGTCCCGAAACGATTTTAGAAATGCTTGTGCGGTCTTTTAAGTCACCCGACTCGTCCATAATGGCATTAGTCAAGTAAAGTGGAATCCATCATAGTTACCACTTTCGGAAGATATAGCTCGTAAAACGTTGTTATTGGCTCTCATAATGACTTGTTCTGACTGGATAGACAAGTCCAACTCTTCAGCTAGAGACTTAAAAGGCTCTTTAGTGATTATCTGTTTGAGCATATTCTTAATATAGCCCATTAACTTCATCGTTTGTTTGAAGTTGATTGAGCTTACCAGATAATCTTGGTTAGATAGCCCAAGGCTCTCAAAGAGATAAGAATAACACATAGAAATGGCTTGAATATATGTTTTTCCTTGGCTACGTCCAACCGACACAATAACTTGTGAGAAACGTTTCCCACCCGTTTCATTGCGCCAGCCAAAAGATTGACTAAGCAAAAATTCTTGCCACGGCATAAGCGCTGTAGGCTGTCCCGTGTCTACATTTGGACAAATTTTAGCAAACTTCAACACTTTACCAGCTTCAGCCAAGTCATAGTTGTAAGGAAAATCAGACTTTCCTTGATGTTTTAAGTCTCTCAAGTGCCTTAAGCAAGCAAGTTGCATCATGTAACCAGCTTGTGTTTTCCCATCCATCACATCAAAAGCGTATTTAGTCCCTGGGTCTTGATATTTTTCTCTAACTTCCGAAAAGTCGCTATCTTGATATATCTTTGTTATTGTTTTATTCGTTATTTGTTTAGTTTCCACTTTTTAAATCACCCCCCTTCTAATAAAAAAAAGAACAATTTTTTAACTGTTCAAAAATTCTTTCATCATTTCAGTAGTTGACTTCTCTGGTTTGCTACTATCAGCAATCGTCAGCAACTCTGCCCGACCTTTTGGCGTGAGACCTAGTTGCATGGCTATCTGATTCAGTGTAGTTGTTGCATCTTTCATCGTGGCAACCGCTGGATTCTTTTTAAAACCAAGCGACTGCTCGCCTAAAATCTCACCACTTCCCTGCGCCTGTACGGGCTTTTTGATTTCCTGCTGGATACCATTTACCTTGATATCCTCGTAAGCCAGCTTGTAGATTTCGTAGTTAGTGCAGTAGGATTCGACCAAGAATGTATCTATGCGCTCGACCTTGCCTGTTCCTTCTAAAAACGGAACGACTTTGCGCCAAACTTCCCTAGCTACTTGCCCTAAGTAGTTTGGTGGGTCACTCGGTAAACGCCCTTTATTTTGTTTATAAAATGGATTTTTAACCAAGTGCACCTCACCTCCTTCTAGTTCATTTTGACACCCTTTAAAAATCTGAAAAATCGGTGTCCGACATAAAAGAACACCTTGTGGCGGCTCTCCTTGGCACGAAAAGGGGGCGGGGGTCAATTTTAAATCGTTCCGAGGGTTATTATACCACCCTTATTCTAAAATCGTGCTATGGGCTTATTAGAGGGGTTTAACGACGTCCTCTTTTTTCCGGGCTATTAAACCTGCCCACGATGCCACGGAAAGTCGTAGCTCGGTGTTCTGTTTAGTTCTATTTTGACCAGTACCATAGATTTCTTGTTCCAAGGTACGTTTCGTATTATCGCAACTCCTACACGTTGCTACCACGTTTGAAATTTCAGTCCGAAGTTCTGGAGCTATTTCAACGGGTGTAACGTGGTCGCCTATACGAGCGTCTGGTGTGGTCACACCCAACGCTAGACAGTACTGACATAGATAGTTGTCACGTTCCAATGCGATCTTGCGAATAGAAGACCAAGTCTTCGAGCGATAGAATGCGTAGCGTTCCTTACTCTCATCGTCTCTGTTCCTCACTCGTGAGTTGTATCTTGTGCGTGAGTATTTCTGTCTTTCCTCAGTGTATGCTGCTTCCATACTGCTATGCTTACTACAGTAATGTAACGGTCTCTCTGTTAGAGCATGGCAGCCCTCTGCCCTGCATCGTCTGACCATCGGCATGGGTGTACCTCCTTTCAATCAGATAAAACAAAAGAAGAACACTCCTGTGTCCTTCTGATTCGATAATACTATATTACCACGTTGATAGTATGATGCACTATAGATTGGTATAGACCGATGTAGATTAGTCCAAATACTTCTCAGCTTGTCTTAACTTAACGTAGTAGGTAGATTTACTAAAGCCCATACGGTCGCATATCTGCCAGATATCTAGCTGGTCTATGTATACCATTTGTAGCAGGGAGCGTGCATCTATATCCCCCACCTCTGCTATTTGCCGGCGGAAGTCTAGCTTTTGTTTAATAGCTTCAGCAGTGAAACGTTCCACTTCCTCCCTAGCCGTCATAAGTTCCACATAGATATCATCCTTGCCTTTGCGTTTACCACCTTGTACCATGTCCGTTTGCATGGCACCAGCCGTAACCTTAAGAGCTTGAGATTCCAACCTTTTAATTTGTTCTATCTGGCTATCAATATACCTGTCTAACGCCTTAATCTTTTGCAGTCGTTCCACTGTTCTCATAAATTACATTCCTTTATGGTATAATATTATTAATAGCGTTTGAACAGTCCTGGGCATTAGTCTGGGTCTTTTTTGTTTACAAGAATAAAGAAGGATTAAGTTATCACCTCCCATGCGTTAGATTTAGTCTTGCCACCAGTAATGCAGAGACTAGGGTGAAAAGAAATCAAAAAGGATTCCTCGATTCTAATTATTTATTTACTGGATTTTGTTGAGCAAGGTCTGTCAGCTTGCTCGGTGTTGAAAAGTGTCCAAGCCACTAAAAATCTATATTCATTTTTTAGCTTTATTTTTAGTGTATTTGACAGACAATGACTGGCAAGAGGAATCGAACCCCTTGAGTAACCATTCTAGCTACACGCCTAACGCATAGGCTCTATAAAGGGCTTTTCTGACCGTAACCTTATTACCCCCAACTTTGCCCCTAGTTCTATATTTAAGTATGATGCGGTCAACTTCATCATCTAACCGTTCCGGCCACTCATAACGATTGAAAACATAGTCAGCAATCTCGCTAAATAGTTCCCTTGATAGCATCCCTTCCATTTGAATCGCTTTCAATGGCGTTAAAGCAGCTTTCTCCGCATAGCAACAATTGAGGGCGTTTTGGGTTTTGTTAGCTTTTCCCTTATCGCACCCTTTAGCGTCTCTAATGTACTTGTTTAGGTCGTTAGAGTGTTCCTTGCGTAGTTCTTCCACTTCCGCACGAAACTGCTTGAATAGTTCCACTGGAAGTCCTGCGTTAGTTTTATCCAAGAATTGGCGCGTGGTTTTCCCTCTAGTGTAATGGCTGGCCAGATACTCTTTAAGGTCATGATAAAGCTCGTCTGAAATGACGCCTTCTAATCTATCAACTGTTTGTGGTGAGATCCTCGCACGCTCCATGACTGCATTGTTGAGTGCTTGGTAAATGATAATTGCTTGTTTCTCGCTGCACTGCTTAACATCCTGGAAAAACTGCTTATAGTCCCTTGAATGTGCCTCTTTAAGTGCCGCATGCTCACTAACTAACCGTTGATGTAGCTCTGGTGTTAGTCCTGAATATTTGTAGGTTTTACTCATGAGCTCACCTCTCTATCACTTTGTTATCTGTGACGTATCCCTCTAACGAGATTTCTGTAAGTTCTCCAAAACTCCACTCATATCGGCCTTGTTTGACTATAACTGTCGACAGTATCCGTCTGCACAGCGGGTCCATCCCGCAGACAATAGCCATATCTTTTCTGAAACGGCCACGTTCAAAAACCACATCATAAAGTTTAGATACATTTCTCATTACTGATTTTTTCAATTGTCGTTTGTTCATTGTTTCACCTCTGCCAGTTTTGGATTTGTGTGTATGTTTCCGATGATTTCAACTTCGAAGATATCTGTGTTAAACAAATCGTATAGAGGAGTTTCTTCAACCTTTCTTTTAGTTTCTTTAGAAACAAACATCGCTTTATCTTCATTAAAAGATACAACTTCCAACCAGCTTGATAGGTTGGTTACTTTTAAAACATCCCCCTCAAAGATTTCCTTGTCATTCTTATCAGTGAGCCCAGTTGATTGCATTAAAACACAATCGTTGCTCTTGCACATCCAAGTGGTAGCGTCTCCGATGAAATCAAACTCACCGTTATAGAAATTGATTTCTTCCACATCTACCATTTCTTTATCTTCTTTAAGCCACGCTCTAAATCTTAACAAAACCACCACGCTCCTCCCATTTTTCTTTGGCATGAAGTCTTGAGTGTTCCGAAAATGACATCAATTCAATATTTTCGGGACTATTATCTAGTTTATTTTCATTTACATGATGTGCAACTTCATTATTTTTCAAAAACCTTCCTAATTTATTCTCCAATACTAATCTATGTTTTCCAACATACCCTGATTTCATGGCATTGGGGTGTTCAGGCATGTAAATGTATTCATATCCACTAATAATGACGCTCTTTTTATAAGACCTTCTCCTAACACCTAACTGTGAGCAAGATTGACTGCACGCAGTTAATCTGTTACCTTCCCCTGTTGGTCTAATAACAAGAGATCCACATTTAGGACATTTGAATAATGAACAATACTCTAACCTTTTTCTGTTGTTGATTCTCATTCTTCCTAACCTCTTGATTAGTATCATTGTCCTCGCCCCCTTAAGTAGCTAGGGATGTCATCCCCAACATTCGCTTGGTCATACTGTTCCTTGCTTACTAGAAACTTCCCGTAAGCCCCACAATCAATAGTGTAGAGATCATTAATTTTCTCTTTTCCAGTCACTTTGCCGTGCATTTCAGAACCAGCATTATCTACACGATGGATAGTCACTGTTTCAACTCTGCGTGGAACTGTCAGAACATAGTAGACTGACAGCATGTTAACGACCAGACTGACGACTAAGATAGCGCTTGAAATAGTCAAGCTATCCGTGTACCACTTTTTAGAGGTCTTCTTCTTTGACGAAAGTCCCATTTATCATTTTTCCATTTCTATTCTTGATTTCCTCGTAAGCAACACCTAGACATTCAGTCACATCAAGGTCTAGTTGATGTGCTAGTACGATAATCGTTACCAACGTATCACCGATAGCATCTTTCAACGCTGCTTGTGGTTCTGTGAATTTCGTTGGTTTCAAGAGTACATCTCGGATTTCTCCAACTTCTTCAGTCACTCGCATCCACTGAATCTTAGGGTCAGCTTGCTTTAAGTTTCGTTCGTCTGCCCAATCGTTGACCTTGTCGATTAGTTCAGTAATTCCGTCCTTTGCCGGTGCATCAAGCCCCAACAGATAACCAACGCTAACACCGAAATATTCAGCCAGCTTTTTGGCTTCCGCCATACTGATTTTGTCGGTTCCGTGTTCCCATCTTAAAACCCTCAGTTTTGGCACTGCTATTTTTTCGGCTACCTCGACGATGGTTAGATTTTTCTGTTCTCGTAGATATCTAAGCTTGTTCATTGTGCGTCCTCATGTCTAAATAATCTCTAAAACTTTGAAATTTGCTGTATTCAGATATTGTCTTTTCAAGTGATTCTTCTATGATGGCTGATAAACTCTTGTAATTTCCGTACTCTTTTAAAATCAGTAAGTGTAAAAATAGATCATTGGAAATTGTAGCTTGTACTCTCTTGCTCATCATTCCACCTCCTTAACTTCAACGCCTTCGCAGTCAAACACCCACCCGAAGCCGTTCGCTTCAAGTTCTTTGTGGGTGTGTTCAAGAACGACATAGTGAGAATCTTCCTTGGTACCAAACCACCAACACTCCGTCAATTCGCTGAAAGCCAACCACCGCTTATCCCCTTTTATTCCTTTCACTCTAACCGTATACCTAGGCTCTTTCTCGACCTCATAGCCGAACTGGTGCATGTTGACGAGGACACTAAACGGGCTTACTTTGCCACTAATCAGCCATTTTTGAAAGTCAGTCAAACCGCCACGCTCGTAATTTTCTTCAGATCGGCAGACCTCTCGATACAGATTTATCTCAAACTCGTCCTTATGTTCCTCATACCAATCCGCCACATACTGCGGAACTACTGGTTTAGGAAAGAATGAGTCATATAGGTCTTCTGCATACGATACAGAAATATGTCCGATTGTTGATAATTTCTCGATTGCTTCTTGTCTAGTCATTTAATTCAACTCCTTGTAAACGATTAATGCTGATGTATGGCAATATGTAGCACTAACACCGCTGTCGGCCACGCTTGAAATATTCGACTGATATTTGATATCAATGATTTTAATTTGTGGATTCTCTTCGATAAACTCATTAATCAATTCGTCGATGTCTTTGTAATCGGTGAATCCATATTTAACATCTAACCACTTCGTTCTAATCATCATTTTCCTTCTCCCAGCAACATCTTTTCTAACTTCTCAATCTCTTTGGACCTTACATAAATTCGATTTGTCCCGTCTGCGAACGGTGTTTTACAAAAAATAATATTAGGACCAATAGAGATGTGACCGATATCATCGACGTTTAAAATCGTGTCTATATCACACCCTTGATTGACGTTTGTAACTCTAATAAATTTAGCCATTACTGTACCTCCACCATTTCCACCTTATATTTTCTTGCATTGCGATATTTCACACCTCGCAAGCGGTGCAATTCGTTGATAGCGTCGTTCTTGTTGCTAAAAATATGCTCACTGTCTGGCATATTGTCGTAATATACGATTACTTTATATTTCATAGCTTTACTAATCTCCTTCCGTTTTCACTGGTTCTACGAGCGTATACCGGCGTGCCATAGTAACCAACGGTGCTAGCTGACACACCAAGTTGTTCAGCTATTTCACGCTTAGTTCCCATTGCCAGTAATTCCTCGCCCTTATATAGCGCATACTCTTTTACTTGCATAATTCCATCATCCTCGTTAGTAATTCTTCATCCGGTAACTGCTCCAGCGTTAAGATACGATTGAGTTTCTTTGCACTGATTCCTATCTTGATTGCCACTGCACCTTTCTTTTGATGCGTGGTATAAAACCACCGTTACCGGTTTCTCGTATGGCTTTGGTGCATATTTAACGCCAGCCATACGATCAGTCCATCGTTTTACCATTTTTTTATCCTAGTTTTTTTATTAATCATTTTTGAGTATTATTCTGCGGTTACCGGGTTACCGTATTTTTCGAAAAACTTGTTAAAAAACATTCTTCTCTTTCTTTATTTCAGCTACAAACCCTATACCTATAGTATTTCATACTATAGATATATATATATTTATACTTTTATTATTATTTATAGTAACTAGGTAACCTATATAGTATAAAGCCAAGAGCCACAAGGGGTTGAGGGGGTTACCGTATTTTTTTTTTACGGTAACCTACAGTCACTTTCCCCTTAAAAGTTACCGTACCGTTAAATCGGTTACTACACTTTGGTAACCTTTTGTTATGCTTTTTTATTCAGAATAATCTTCATCACGGATATAGCCTTTAAAGGTTTTTCCATTTCGTTTAAACGGGCGTTTCTCCCACTCTGACAGCCCATCGACAATAATACTGATCTTGCGAGACAGTTTTCTATCACTCGAATTTCTCATGAAAAGGTTATACATAATTTCACGAGTAGAAACCTTAGACATTTTGCTATCACCTTTTTCTAATTCAGAGTCATTATCAAAATAGCGTTGTGTGTACTGATGTTGTTTTTGAATAGACCACGAATCCCATTCTTTAGGCACGGGCATATCCAAGTAATCAATAACTTGTATCTCTACTTCGTCTCGATACATAAACCGCTCTCGATATTTGTTAAGCTCTTCCTCAGTAGCGTCGTCAAACATGAGTGGATGTCCGTTTTTGTAAAGCGTGACTGCTTCGCCCCAGATTTGCTTGATAACTTCTTCTTGCATCTCCATCGGGTGTTTGATCTGTTTATCCTTGTTAACTAGGATAGGAAGAAAACGCCGTTCACCAGTTTTATCTTTCAGATATTCACGTTGGTTCGTAGTTCTTGCGAGGACAAAATTCTTTGCAAATTCTTCAGTTCTTCGCATATATGGTTTACGAAATCTAAGGCTTGTCTTTGAGATAAAAGCTTTTGTCTCAGCGAACGACATACGCTCACTAGCCACCATCTCATCATCGTTGACGATAAGAGCTTTCAACATGATGTCGTAATTATCCTTATTAGAAAAGTCAGTGACGGCATCGGTATACCATTGACCGCCTATTTTTTGGAGAAAGGAGGTTTTACCGACGCCTTGCCCACCAACTAAATCAAGAGCATAGTCGACTTTTGCATAAGGATCATAAACTTTGGCTACCGCACATACCAGCCACATCTTAGCGATTTTTGAAGTGATTTGTGCATCCTCGGCACCAAGATAGACTTGTAGAATACGACTGACACGTTCTCTGCCGTCCCATTCTTCAGCGGCTTTTTCCATATAATCTTTAACGGGATTGTAGAACCGTTCCGAGAAGAACGTTTCCATACCATCAAGCATGGCTTGGCCAGAAAAAGCGACACCTAAAACATCTTCAAAGTAAACTTTAACAACAGAATCAAAATTTGATGGCAGCTCGCCTTTTTTTAAGAAGGTGTTCCCAATTTTGATATCTTTTGTAATCTCGTGTTCTTGCGAGAACTCGTTGTGCTTCAGATAAATACTTAACTGGTCATCCGATTTAAAAGCCTTTAAAACATTACTTGGACTATTAGATTTGATGTTTCCATCTTTGTTTAGCGTCATCTTTGCGTTCGTATCTATACTTATTACATTACCGATTGTTATCACCTCCTATCTTTCTTGATCATACTCTCTACAGTCCTGTCGACTTCTCTAGTGCTTAGAGGATTTGGGCTGTTGTTGTTCGCAATGTGGGCGAGCTGAAGAACAAGCTCATCATCGACCGCTCTAATGAGTAATCCCCCGACGAAACTGGCTAACTTATCATTCCGTCCACCTTCGTCACCAAACCCAACTACTATAGTTTCAAATAGGTCTGTAGTATTAGTTCTCTCACGAGTATATGTCCTATTCTTGAGGGCCCTTAGACCATCAGCACCATCACCTTTAAATCCATTGGTAAGCTGATATTGTTTTTTGATGGCTTGGATAAGCTCTTTTGACGGCGTTACCATCGTGAGACCTTCTTTTGATTTCTCTAAATCCCACTCGTAAATACCTTTGTCTGTTGCAGACGGGGCTACGAGAACATAGTTGTTTCCATGAGCTTTGATATCAACGCCTGGGAGAAAGCCTATCATTTGAGAAATCGGAGTGTCATCTCTTTTGAAATAGAATAGATGCTTACCACCGCTTGCGGTTTTCGCTTGTAGAGTTGGCTCTATTAAATTCAAATAAGGCCATTTTTTTAAAGAATCAAACCCATTACTCTTGCCATGCTTATCAATGTCAATAACGAAGAAATTGGTTGTCCTTAGTGCAATATTTGCATTCGGGAAACCGTCCCAAAAATTACTGATTTCTTCTTCAGTCATTGCTGGTTTATCAGCAAAGTCAATCAAAGGGCGTTTGTTCTTTGGGTGAATTGGGATGACTGAGAAACCCATTTTTTGATATTTCAAAGCGTAGTCTTTCATGCTAGCCATCGCAATTACTCCTCTTGACAGACATACACAAGTTCTTGAGCGAGCAAGTTGTGGTGATATTCTGCTTCCGTCATTCTTAAGTATTTGAGCATTTCGCTAAACGCTTCATCATACGTAGCGAATGGGCCAATATCTGAATCGGTAGTATCTACTATCCAGAAACGCCCGCGATTTAGAAAGGGAGGTTTTCGTCCGAGATATCCATTGGATTACTGTTTCCAAAAGGTTGTGAAACGTCTTCCTCAAGGTCGTAGTTTCGATAAGCTTTATCACCTTTACCTTGTGTTTCTGTGATCACAAGGTTGTAGTAAGAACCGACTGCTTTGCGTTGAAGAGACTCTTCCAAATCTTTCCCGTCTTGTTCAGTTCCTTGCATGTTATCTCCTGCAAGGACAAGAGCCTTGATAAAGAATTTCATAGTGTGTTCAACAGACCATTTAATATCTTTACCTTTCCATTCAGAAAGTGTTCCAAAACTTGCATATTCAGTGCGTCCGTCGTAATCACCGCCACGGATTTCAAATTGGTAAGAAATGTTTTCCCATCCGCTTTCAGATACATTGAATTTAGCATCTTTTAAAACGACTGGATAAGTCCCCGCTGGAATCGGAGCTGGTCTGTTCGCACTGTCTTTGCGTGGGTCGAAACCTTCTTTTTTAATTGATTTTGCGATATCTAGTAAGCTCATTTGTTATTCTCCTTTTTGTGTTCTTGTTTTTTTAAAATAGATCTGTATCGTTAGTAGCAGCAACTTGTTTTTGTGCTACTTGTTTAGGTTGTATATTTTCTTGTTTGCTTTCTGCTTTTTGTTGCCTAGGTGGTTCAACAGCACCTCGAATAGTGGTGAGGATTTTAAGAATAGCCTTGTCGTCAACTTGGTCAGCGTAGTAAGTTTTACGTTTTCGGTCAACGCTACGGTTGTAGTTATTCCCAATTTTCTCGGTGTGGATCATCAAGTCTGAGTTACCATTGATTAAGTTAACGTATTTGTCTTTTAGGCTTGGTTTGTCCTTAGTAGCGTTGCCTTTGTCGTCGTATTCTGAAACTTGACGACTAATGTAGATAACATTCATAGGTAGGGCTTTTAAATCGATAACTAATTCCGTGATAGCTTGATTAAAGAAATCGTAGCCTTTCCCATAATGAATTTCAGACAGTGATTTCAAGCGAGGGTTACCTTTTGGTGTAAGCTCGTCACAGACCGCAATCTTAATCATTTCGATAACATCATCGATAACATCGATAACTACTGTTTCGTAAGTATGTTTTTGTGTTTGAAGTGCGAGCAAGACTTCTCCTAACTGCTTGATCACTGAGTTAGTGATTCGACCGTTAGAATCTTTGGCGTTAACCAACTGAATGCTAGGCACGCTATTAGCTTCAGCATTCCCGTCCGTGTTCAAAACAATAGGATTAGGGAACTCATTAGCTAAATAAGACTTACCGCTCATGGTTTCCCCATAAATGAAGTAATTGCGGGGTGTATCTTTTGGGATGCGTGGTTTGTTTTCTGGTAAAGTAAAACTCATTATTTCTCCTTGTAGTAAAATTCAATAACATTCACATCGTGTTGTTGTCTGCTACCAGTTATCCTCCAAAGAAGTTGTCGGTAGTCGTCATACTCTCCAGAATCTTCATCAACTGGATCAAGAACAACAATCGTGTGATATTTATGTTGCAAGCCGTCTACTCCTACGCCTAAGACTTGGCTAGTGGCTACAACCACTTTCTTATCAAGTCCTTCTTGGACATCTCCTGTCCAGATGCCAATATCTGGGTGTCTCTCATGGATGACATTTACAACCTGCTTGGACTTGCTGACAATCAACATGTCGTGAGGGGCCCTCTCAATTAAGCCGTCAATGGTGAGCATGAGAGGTGTGTCTTTGTTAACTGCTTTCAATTTTGGAAAATCAACATCAACTCCAGTTTGGACAAGATAACGCTCAAATGTTTTACGACCAAACGATTGTTTAGCCATTGCATATTTGCCATTAGCTTCAACGATGTTGTGTTCTTTAAAAATAGTTAGTTTCTCTGGGTTTCCTGCATCGATGGTGTTTTTGAAAAACTTGATCTCGAAACCATTGTTTTCTTTGGCGTTCTCGATTTCTTCAATTTCTTCCCACCTAAAGAAATTTGGAAGGTGGCTGACATAACTTTCGTAATCTCTGAAATCTTCCCATTTCTCTTTTGAGTAAGAGAATCTATCGTATACCATCTTGCCGTGTTGTTTTTGCCAATCAAATTTTCGATTAGGTTCTGCATATCCAAATATGGTTTTTTCTAACGGATAGAAATTTTGGCCTTTTTTTCGAATAGGCGTAGCTGATAACCCGATAGTGTATTTGCGTTTTATTTTGCGGTATAAGGCCACTTGTTTATCAGACGACATGTTCTGCCACTCATCAATGATAAGTAGGTCACAGTCTAAACGAGAGTCTTTTTTGAGCGTGTTTTGTAACTTTCTGTCCGTCTGGATAATGAAACTTACATCATCATCAAAACCAAACGCTTCGACCGATTCTTCCCAGCCTTTTAAAATAGAGAGCCGATTGTTTAAGATCACGATTTTTTTAGCACATTTATGTTTGGCGATAGCTAGGGCACAAAATGTCTTGCCACGGCCACCCAAAGCCTCTAGGAATATTCCAGGTTCTACTCTGTCGCTCCTTTTAACTGCTTCAGCTTGCCATTTTCTAAGTGTGATTGCTATATGCACTCACCACCTTTCCGATATCTTGGACAACTTCTTCAATATCGTTACGCATCGCCCAAAACAAGCCTAATCTTGCAGCAGCTCTAACGTCTTGGTGGTGGGATTTTTCAAACTTCCAAAGCCCTAGTTTTTTTAATAAGGAATTTGGTATATCTGATTGATACCCAGCGTTCCGCTGAAGGATAGCGTCTGGAAATAAGATTTGAAACAGTGCGATTGTTTCTAAAACACTGTTATCTTTTGCGAGATCGTTGTCGCGGGCTTCGTATTTTTCAATAACAACAATATCCGTTTTTAGAAATCGCCCTTCGTTTTCATACCAATTACGGATATCCTTAACGCTGTAGCCAACCACCCAATGTTTAATTAATCTTGCATTGTCTAGCAAGACGATACCGTTAGTGCTTGTTTCCGCCTTGGCTGAAGATGGGTCAATCGCAAGAATTTTCATCGAATACTTAAATTACTCCTTTCTTCAATGTGAGCACCTCGAATGGTTGTACCGCTTTTGATTAATTCTTTAATTGTCTCTTTGTCGGGACTCCACTTCGCTTTCATGTATTTTTTAGGTAATTTCGTTTCATCCACTACTACCGCTTTAGACTTACGGAAACCGACTTTAAAGAGTGTGGTGTCAACTCTGGTTTGACCAGTTTCAGTCATACTAACTGCGAGAGCTGCTTTCAAGTTATCAATTTTCGTTTGATCAGACTTATTTAATCCGTCTAAACGTTTTTTCTCGTTTTTGCGTGCTTCGATATCGGCTTCGAGTGATTTAATAACCTTGACATAGCCTTCTACCTTATTTTCATAATCACTAGTCCAGTCAATCGCTTCGAGTGTATCGAGTTTTGTTTCATCGTCAATTTCCATGTTATAAATTTCTAGAAATTGACCTGTTAATTTATATAAAGTTGCCATGTTTAATGCCTACCCTCCCACCGCTGCATGTTCTATTGGTTCGCCAAGGATTCTAGGAATGCTTTGATGCCATCTTTCATGGATTCTTCACGCTCCGTGCGTTCAAAGTCCGAGCCGTCAAGCTTAGATACGTTGTATTCGGCTTCTACGATAAGCACTTCGCAGCCAAACACTTCAGCAAGCTTGTCAATGCCAGCTTTTTGTTTTTCGTATGGTTCGATTGGTAGCTGTAGCGCTTTCCAAAGTCGGGAATCAAAAGCCGCTGTAAAGGCTATGTTTCCTTTGTCTTTATAGCTCGTAAGAAAGCTATCCTTTTCGGCGCTGTAAAATACGACTTGTTTGTTATTTTCTTTCATGATTATTCTTCCTCACCTTCGTTGTACTTCTTAAATCCAAGAGTTAAAGCAGTGATACCTGCTGCAATCACTACCAATCCTAAAGTGCTAGCGACGCCTTCTTTTTCTCCAGTGTTAGGCAGAACACCACCGTAAACGGCTGTATTTACCGCCTCTTTTGGCTCAGAATCGTTTTTATAAACAACCTCGGTAATTTCTACCTCTTTCGCTTTCGGAGCGTCTACGGGCTTGCTAGGCGCTTCTTTCGGTGTGCTAGGTTTTTCTGGTGTAGGTTTAGTTGGTTCCTCTGGAATTTCAAGCTCTGGCAAGTCCAAGATAGGTGCATCATTTGGAACCACTCCACCCTCGAATGGTGGAAGCTCACGTTCTTCTGGAATACCCGGGATGCCACCGTTAAATTCTGGTTTCTCACGAACTTCTGGGATGCCCGGAATACCACCTTGGAACTCTGGCTTGTCATGTACTGGTGCTTCATTTGGCACTGTGCCGCCGTTCCATTCTGGGATTTCCACCTTAGGCGCATCGTTTGGAACCGTACCGATAGGCTCGGTATACTCCGGCAATTCTCTAACTTCTGGAATGCCGGGGATACCACCCTCAAACTCTGGAATTTCAACTTTTGGAGCTTCACGAGGGATCTCGAATGTTGGTTCGGGTTTATTCTCACCACTGGCATCACCTTTACCACCGACCAAGACGGCACGGCTAGAAGATGTAGCACCATCATTTTCGGCTTTCAACTCAACCTTGTTGGTTGGGTTGGTTGAATCTTTAACCGCATTGACAAGTTTAGTTTTGTACCAGATATAAACCATACGATCAAGGCGATCCATTTTAATTTCAAACCCGTGGTCTGATTTAGCCATTGACTTGATAAGTTCCATTGCTGACCCTTTATCCGTCCAAGGTTCAACGCTATCGACATAATTCATTACAAAATAGTCGTCTACAAGCTTTTGATTGTCGCTCATAGTATCGATAAGTGTCACATAGTTTAGGACACGGCGTGCATAGTTGACACGAATAGTCCAGTCAATCACAGTAGGGTCATCCTTGTCTTGGCTACCCCACTTAGCGACCAATTCATCCTTGCCGATTTCTTGTTCTTTGCCGATGTTTGCAGTAACGACTGTACCGTTGAAATTAACGGTCACAGGCTTACCTGATTCAACGGCATCCGTCCACTTAGCATCTAACTTCAAGCTCATTTGCTTGTTCAATGGGTGGTTTTTGAAGTAGTCATTGAAGATTGTAGTAACTGTTTGGGTTGCTACGTTCGTAGACGCTTTACCAACCACGTTATTCTCTGGGTTTTTCACATCAAAGTCATAATTTGTTTGGAAAGTGATTTCCTTTGGCAAGTTGAATGTGACTTTATCGCCTTCGTTGATAGCCATATCGTCAGGGAATTTCACATCCTTGTACTCGACTGTGAAGCCTGAATATTTTCCGTCTCCATTAGATTGGTCGATAGCAACATCTGGATTTGTTACTTGAATATTGTCACCTTCTTTTACAAACTCAGTAGGCTGTTTAGGTGTTTCTGCTACTGGTTCAGTGACTGGTGCTGTTTCAGTAGTTGGTGTGCTTGCTACTGGTGTTTCGGTAACTGGCGCTGTTTCCACTGGTTGCACTGTTTCAGATGGTGTCACGGTCACGTTGCCAGCGTTGTCAGCAGTATAGACATTAGATACAGTAGGTTGATTATCTACTACTGGTTGAGCAGTTTCGTCCGCTGATACTGATCCAGCACCGATAAGCAATGCTGTAGCAAGTGCCAATGTGCCGCACAAACCGTATGCTTTAGTGTTTTTGAAAGATGGTTTTGCAATTACTTGTGTTTTCATGGTATAATCTCCTTGGTATAATTTTCTTGCACAGGCCCTTACCTGTGCTTTTTTAGTGCTCTCAACGTGCACCCATAGCCCCACCGTGTCATGTTTTAATTTTTATTAGACTTGTGAATGGGAAAATTAGGAAAAAAGTAATTTAGTAAAGATTTTTTTGGGGAAAGGTATAAATTACACTCCACGATGAGGCCGTGGCTGCACGTTGAAAAATGATAGTGATCTAATTATTGTTAAGATACTTAGCGGCTAGATAGCGCTCACGTCGTTGACGTGCTTCGTATTTGCGTTCGTTTTCTTCGTATGGTGTCCATACTGGCTCAAAGAAATATTCTGGTTCTTTCTCTTTTTTTGACCAAATCCAGCTAAATAGTTTTTTCATTTTTAATTCCTTTCTTTTCCCTAACCGCACTAGAGAGCTAGTGAGGTTTACTATATTAAGGAGACTTCGTAATTATCAATCGTTGGTATTGCTTACATCGATATCTCACTAGCTCACTGCTACGGCTAGGGTTTTGTTTCATGCTATATCTTCCCAATGGCTGTTAAACCATTCTCTAACTTGGTCTCGTGGGTATCTGATTTGTGACCCTCGACCCTTGTCGATTTTAGGGAAGTCTTTTAAGTTGGTAATTCTTAGGAACTCGGTATAGTTGCCGATTCCCAACATTGCTTGGCACTGCTTGGCTGTCAGAATTAACGGGAGCGTTTCGTCTATATCGAATACCCTCGACTTATCTGCTATGACAGTGGTTAGTAGACTGTCAAACTGGTCAAGCAGCGGTTTGAATGGGTCTGTCATAGGCTTTTCAATCCTTTTTCAAGAGCTATGAGCTCTTTTTGTTTTGGTGTCTCACGAATTTCAAATTTAGTGAAATCGTCGTAAGATAGATTTTCCAAGAATTTAACTGCTTTCTCAGCGTCAATGTGCTTGATGTGGGTGTATTTAGTCACGTTAAAGAATTTCTTCAATCGTGAGTACATCAAGCGGATAAATTGACCCTTCTTAGAAGCAAACAAGTTATCACTAGGATGTGTTTTTTGTTCTTCAAAGTAGAAGTCAGCGAACACGCCGGCTTTTTGAAAAACAATGCTCTTAATTTTCGTTGCTTCACCGTCATCAATATGGACTTTCTTGTTGACTTCTTCGATAAGCAACTCAATGTCAGTGAGTTTTTGATTTGTTTTCTTAACATTCCTATCCATTTCATCTTTAAGTCCAATCACTTCATCCAAAAGGTTTTGGTTGAATTTGGCTTGTTTGACAAGTTGCATAGCTTGTTCGCCTTGCATTTTGACTGTCTGGATAAGAACATTGTCTTTTTTATTTTTCTTCTTACTCATTGATGATTTCTCCTTCTATGATTGTTCGTCCATTCTCTGGGACAATCTTATTCATTTCGTCTAACCAGTTTTCGGTCAGTGTCAAGATGTCTCTGAGTTTTTCAATCTGGGCGTCCTTGCCAATACCTTGAATAAGTGTTTTGAATCTGAGTGGTGCCATTTCTTCGTCAAAGAAATCTTCGAATTTTGTGACAAGCTTACTGAGATTAAAGATGTTAGTCACGCTATTTTCTAGCTTTTCCTTGTCAGCTCGTAAGTGTTCGATAGATTCTTTTAAGGCTAGTGCTTCGGACGTTTCCTTTTCGAGCATTTCGTAAGACGCTTCTTTAAGTCGCAAACTCCTTCTGACTGAATCAAGCTCGTCTGATAGGTCTTTGTTCTTGCCTAGCAGTTGCTTGTTAAGGTCTTGTGTCGCTTGGTAATCTTGTGGGATGATTTCCTTTTCAATTACTTTTTCAGTGGTTTTTGTTTGTTTGACACGTTCAAGCTCAC